CACAACGACCGATCTGGCTAACCGCTCTGGCATCAGCATGTCTTACGCAAGCGAGATTATGAACGGCAGGAAGCCCAATCGCCCGCTTGCCATCCACATTATGCGCACGACTGGCTGGCGTCATCCGAGCCTCGCTGGCTTGAGCGATGAGCAAATCAAGATGCTTGAGACGATTGAGCCGTGGACACCGAAAGCCGCCGCATGAACGCGGTCAAACCAGATTGCGCCGGGGCTTCTAGCCCATCCCATCGGTGCAAGGGGGGTGCCAGTGTTGCACTCCCCGAAGATTGCGACCGGGACGCTGGTCGTAAAGGGGGAGAGGTTGGGCGCGTCACATTGCGTTCCACTGGCCGGAATCTCTCCCCCGAATATCCCCAAGGGCCGCACGGGCTGGCCGGTAGCGTATTGCCAGCCCCATGCCTGCTTCACAAATTCGACGGCTTTGCGGTGATGATCCCGCTTCGCGTCGTTCAAGTTTTCAACTCCTTTCATGAGGTGAGTTATGACGCATGATCCTGCCAATGTAATGCTATTCAAGGCCCTGCCCACACAAAAGTCTTTGCGGGCTTCGGTGGCGTCGATCATCCGCACAATCCAAGCGAAATCGCATCAGTCAGACGCAGACATGGCCGATACAATCGGGTGTAGCTGTGGCACGATTGCGAACGCGCGGAATGAGAAAGCGGATTTGAACGCGGCAACGCTGGCACGGATCGGCGCGATATACGGCGGGCATTATCTGGACCCCTATACCGCGCTTTACGGCAATCGGAATGTGCCCCTGCACTCTGACATTGTGGACGCCCTGCCTTCGGTATCTGGCGCGGTTCACAGTCTGGCAATGGCACAATCGGCGGATAGTCCCGGCGGCATTGTCATCACTCACACCGAATTACTCGAAATGCTTCCGACATTGCGGGCGGCGTCGGCGGCACTGACTGCGCTTTTGGTGCGCGGGGAAAGCCTGAAGGTGGCAGCATGAAGCTCTGGCCCTTCAACATCAAGCGCGAAAACGAACGCTTGAACGATATTGACGCACTCACACGCGAAGTCGTCAAGCTGCACTCACGCTGCATTGCTCAACAGACCCGCCTTGATGCGATTGCTGGCATGGAAACGGAATACGCAAACGGCACAGTCCGCCGCATGGCTGCACTCGCGCGCGGTGGCCCTGTCCGCAAGATACGCCGTCCCGTTGCTGCGAATGTCCGCAACAAGACCAAGGCCATTCGTGTCGAGCTGGGCATGGGCGAAGCGGGGGCTTTGGGATGACCCGCCGTTTCTCCGTCGATCCACAAGAGCGAGCGCTGATCATGCGCGCTCTCGGTCGCAATCCCAATAGCGACGTCATCCTTTCAGTCGCCAAGCGGTTTAACCGGCAAGTCTCGGTTGTGTCTGCAATCGCTATGGGGAGGCCAGTGGCATGAAATACCCCCACGACTTCACCCCGCCTCACCCGCGCACGGTGTCTATCGTCCTTCCTTGGCCCCCCACAAGCCTGTCAGGGCATAATACCGGCCATTATCGCACCAAGGCCCCTGTCATCAAGCAATGGCGCTTGGACGCCTGCAAATCGCTTCTGGCGACTGGTCTGAAGATAGACGCGGCATACAAGGGCGACATTCCAGTATCCGCGACATTCCATGCGCCAGACAATCGCAGCGACCGGGTGAATTACCCGAACCGGATCAAGCCCGTTTGGGATGGTATCGCCGATGCCCTTGGCGTGAATGACCGGCGGTTTTTGCCTGCGTTCTATTTTGGCGAAAACACTCCAGGCGGCAAGGTCGTTATCGAGATCGGCGGTGCGCAATGACACCCGTCATCATCGGAAACGCAACGCTGTATTGCGGGGATTGTCTCGACATCATGCCGACGCTCGGCAACGTCGATCATATCATTGGCGACCCGCCTTATGAGGCGCGGCTTCACGCTGCTAAAAGCCATGAAAAGGATTTGAGGAAGGACGGAGGCCCCAAGCTTCAAGTTATTGACTTCGACTGCATTGATCCAATTCGAGCCGGATTTGTCACACTTGCCAGTGGGATTTGTGACGGATGGTTTATCGCATTTTGCACCCCTGAAGGAATCGCAAAATGGGCCGATGAAATCAACGCCAGCTCAATGAAATACAAGCGGGCCTGCCATTGGATTAAACCGGATTCAACGCCTCAGTTAAACGGCCAAGGCCCTGCGCAAGGTGCTGAGCATTTTGTTTGCGCGTGGGCTGGCTCAGGACATGCCCGGTGGAATGCAGGCGGTAAGCGCGGCGTTTACACGCATCTTGTCAACAATGCCGAGCGGACAGGGCTGCACCCAACTGAAAAGCCGCGCCGCCTTATGTCAGAGATTGTCTGTGACTTCACAAACAAGGGACAAGTCATCCTTGACCCGTTCATGGGCGTGGCGACGACTGGCGTGGCATGTATGCGCGAAGGGCGCAAGTTTATCGGGATTGAGAAGAACCAGCGCTATTTTGACATAGCCTGCAAGCGGATTGAGGATGCCCAGCGCCAAGGTGATTTCTTTATCGAAGGAGCCGCAGCATGACACCCGTCCAACAAGAAATCCTCTCCTATCTCCGCGCGCATATCGGGAAGCCATGCCCGACGAATGCGGATATGGTTCACCTGATAGGCATTGAGACGCAACACATTGGCAAGGTCGTCAACTCGCTGGCGAAAAAGGGTTATATCAGGATCGAAAGCCTTGGCGGACGGCGGTCAATTCACTTCCCCGATGGAACGTCAACACTGATCACGCAGCGCCTTGTAGCGCCCACGTCGGTATCGGCGGGGCGGACTCAGCACATGAACGGCATATATCGCCCCACCGCGATATGCTCAAAGTGCGGTGCATCCAGCCTGCACGGGTGCCGACATATGAGCGCAGCGGCATGACAACATTCCAGACACTCCTAAGGGCTGCATCCAATCTAACAGGCGCGTCAGTGTCTGAAATTGTTGGGGCAGGACGCAGCGCCTACATGGTGAAAGCGCGGGCTGCAATTGTGCTGCTGTCTCGCGGATCGCTTGGATGGACATTCCGCGACATCGGAAGGCAGTTAGGCGACCGCGATCATTCCAGTATAATTCACCTCTACACCCGCGCCGTTGCGCGCTTCTCTGAGCCTGAATTTAGCAGGCTGGTTCACGATATGGCCAACGCTGTCCCCGGCGTCGATTTGCCGATTGCAGCGCCGAACTATGAGCCGAAAAGGAAGGACGCCAAAGTCACCCCAGGCATCGCGCTGGCAATCCGCAACGCCTACCAACTGCCCGCCCCTGAGGGCTATCGCAAGCCTACAATGGTAATGATTGGCGAGCGGTTCGGAGTGTCGGCGGCAACTGTCTGCAAAGTCGTCCAGAGCGGGGGGATGGTGGTATGAAAAACGCCAGTTTTCCACGCAATCCACGCACAAATTGCTTTGTCCAGACGGCGAACGATGCTAGAACGAAAGCGGCCCGCCGGAGTGCTACCAACACTCGCAACGGGCCTGACCCTAACCAGTCTGAGAAAGGAGACTGATTGATGGCTTTCACGCCTACTAGCGATGCGATTCCAGATTCGCAAGAGCTTACACATATCTCACACCATACACGCCGCGTCATGGCCCGTCTGGCGCTCTCAGACGCCTACAGGGCTGCGCTGGCGATGGACCCTAGCCTTGTCCTTGACAGGGCGTTTGTGTCCGCTGCGCAAGACAATGCCGACCAACTCTCAGAGGAGGTTTTTGCACAATGAGCGGTTGGATTAAACTCTATCGCGGCTTCCGAAACACCGATGGCCTGATCGCCTCGAAGGTGTTTTCAGACGTCGAAGCATGGTTGTGGTTGCTGGAAAATGCAGCATGGAAACGCGTCACCAGAGCGACCGGAAAAGGCGAAGCTGTCACGCTTGATCCGGGTCAAATCCATGTGTCAGACCGTTCCTTGGCGACCGCTTTTGGGTGGGATCGCAAGCGTATTTCTCGCTTTTTAGCGCGTCTCGAAGCCGCCCAAAAGTGCCGTCAGTCGCGGGGCCAGTCAGGGACCATCATAACCATTGAAAATTGGGCAAAATATCAAGGTAACGACCCAGACATGGGGCCAGTCTCGGGGCCAGCGGAGGGCCAGCTCGGGGCCACACATAAAGAAGGGAAAGAAAGGAAAGAAGAAAAGAACATAACACCGGCTACGCCGCTGGCGTTTGAAGGTAGGGTCATAAAGCTGACTGAAACCGACTTCAAAAAATGGCAGCATTCATTCCACGCCATCGACCTACCGTCGGCGCTGCAATCCCGTGACGACTGGCTGGCAACCCAAGCCGATGATGCAACCCGGAAGCGGTGGTTTATCTCCACGTCGAATTGGCTGGCGACAAAGAACAGCGCGGCAGTCGCGGCCCGCAACCGACCGGCGGAGATTTCGTTATGCTGAGCTGGCGACCAACCAAGCGGGGCAAGCATCTTTGCCCGGAATGCTCAAGCGCCCGAAAAAACAAACGGGACCGATGCTTGAGCGTCACAGAAACGGACACAGGTTTTCTTTGGCACTGCCATCATTGCGGATTTTCAGGAGCGGACAATGACAATTCACGACAAGCACAAGGACTGGATCGTGGCGCGGGGGATAGACCCGGTGATAGCCGAAAAGTTCGGGCTTACCACGACGTTGCGCGAAGGCGCGCGCTGGCTGACAATCCCGTATGTTTGGAAGGGCGAGGCGGTCAATCACAAATACCGGCTGACGTCCCAAAAGGATCACCGCATGGACAGCGGAGCGCCCCTGACGCTTTGCAACGCCGATGTGCTGTCATCCCCGGAAGTGCGCGCCGGGGCAACGGTGATTGTGACAGAGGGCGAATGGGACATGCTGGCGGCGCTGCAAGCGGGTTTTCAATTCACCGTGTCAGTTCCGAACGGTGCACCAGCCAGCCTGACCGACCAGCCGATAGAGGCCAAGCGTTACGAATGGTTCAACCGGCACGAATCCGAATTGGATCAAGTCAGGGAGTTCATCCTAGCGACCGACGCGGACCCGGCGGGGTATAACCTTGCGGCGGATTTGGCGGGCTTGTTCGGCGCGGATCGCTGCAAGTTCATCGAATACCCCTTCCCCTGCAAAGACCTCAATGAAGTCCTGGAGGAATATGGAAAAGAGCGCGTTGTTGAAGTCCTTGCAGCGGCCAAGCCATATCCAATCAAGGGCCTCTACACGATTGACGACTTCCCGGAGCGCGGAGAAGTCCGGTCGTTCGATATTGGCGTTCAACCCATCAAGGACATGATTGCAATTGTCCCCGGCACGCTCACAGTCCTGACCGGCTATGCCAACATGGGCAAATCGACCCTGATGAATTGCATCATCGGCCATGCGCTGATGAACCACTTCCCGGTCTGTGTCGCCAGCTTTGAAACCGACGTGAAGCCTATCCTTGTGGACGGCTTGGCAATGGCAATGATGCGGTGCGACAAGAATGAATTGAAGCGCATGGACCGGAGCGACACCCGCTCAATCATGCGCGAACGGCTCCGCATTATCTCGCAAAATGTTGATGAGGACGCGGAGATGGACCTTGATTCCTTTCTGGAATATTGCCGTATTGCCGTAACCCGCGACGGCTGCAAAATGATCGTGCTCGATCCTTGGAATGAAATTGAGCACAAGCGCCGCCGCGATGAAACCGAGACGGATTATATCGGGCGCGCCCTTCGCCAGATCAAACGCTTTGCCCGTCAATATGACGTGGCATTCTGGATTGTTGCGCACCCCTCAAAGCCGCAGGAAGGCAGCAACAAAGTCCCCGGCCTGTATGACATATCCGGCTCGGCAAATTGGGCGAATAAGCCCGAATACGGGCTGACCTATCATCGCCCCAAGCCAGACGAAAACAAAGCCATTATCCGTGTCAGCAAGGTCCGTATGGGCTTGCCGGGCCAGAAGGGATCGAAGGACGTTCAATTCGATTTCAGGTCAAGCGAGTTTGTCGATCTGTCCGCATGACACCCCTTACTCAATTCATCCTAGACCTGATGGAAGCACCACGCTCCGCACTGGACAAGATGAACATCGAAGCAACGGCAAAGGCGCGGGGATTGGCCCCTGATCACGTCAAAGCCTATCGGGACAAGGAGCTACAAAGACGATGACCGAAGAGAAACCATGCCCCCGCTGCATTGGTGCAATTGTCACATGGGGTAACGCAGACAATTTCCATTTTTGTCATGATCATCATCGCGACATTATGCGCAGCTTCAGTGAGAAAATCGCATCAGCAACAAATGCCAAACAAGAGGAACCCGCCCGATGACAGCAGAACATGAACGCGCGGCGATTGTCGTATGGCTGCGGGATGAGATTCTAACGCAAGCTGAGAAAGCCCTAGAGGAGACGATGCAAGCGCGTGAGTTGGAAGGCATTGTTGTTCTGATGGCTGGAATTGAACTGATACCAGAGATGGCCAACGCTATCGAACGCGGAGACCACCACAAATGACGCTCGCACTCTGGACCCGGCGAAAGCTCTTTTCCGATACCGCGCCGGACGAATGGCGACGGGAAGCCGGACTAGCCACACAAGGCGAGGCACTCCGCCAAGTTGGACGCGAACGATTCCGCAGACTGCAAAGGACATGTGACTAATGGCTAAACGAGGACGCCCACGCAAATCAGGGCCACGCACGGCAAGCGGAGCACCAACACGCGCGAAAGTGGATAGGGGCAATCCACGCACGGCGGCAAAATACGAACGCTTTGGCTCAGACGGCTCAGACGCTATTGGACGCGCCTACCGGGCCAATCTACTCGGACACCACGGCAAGGCGCTCCTGGACGCCTCGCGCGCCATTTTTCGGGCATACTGGCCTATGCTTGAGGTTGGTCGGAATAGCTGCACCCTCGCAGATCGCGGCGGCGGCACACGGATCGAAACCGAACGCGACAAGGCCCGTGAGACCTGGCTACTGTCCAAGGTCAGGGGCGTGGACGCCATGGGCCACGACATTCGCCGCGCCTTTGACGAACTGGTTATCGACGTGAACCCGGACAGCGGCCCGCCATGGCTGGATAGGCTCTTGAACGGCGGGACAGAACGGCTTGAGCTGGATAAGGCATTGCAGGCGCTCAAGGTGCTGGCTGGCGTGATGGAATATCAGGAGGCGGCGTAAAAAATAATTTGCGACGGGTGCATTTTTCTCTTGTCATGTGGGCATAATGTCCATATAAGCAGGGACACAGACAGGGCATTGCCCTACCGCATCACGGGAGAATGAAGATGAACAAAATTGAGCACAAAGTGATTGATAATCTGGTTAAGGGTGGATCGAACGAGCGGGAAGCTATTCAGATGGTATCAACCTTCTTTGATGAGGTTGTTTCGCTTTATCCCGACATAGGCAAAAGACCCGCAAAGATTGCGTGTTACATCAGGATAGCGGCATCATGATTGGTCAAAGTCGTTATCAGACCGCGATTGGAGTAGCCATGCCCCCCACACAAATCAAATCAATCCGCAAACGCGCTGGCCTGACACTTGACGGGCTGGCGCAACTGCTACGGATCAAGGATAAGCGCACAGTGCAGCGTTGGGAGAGCGGCGACGTGCCTGTTAGCGGGCCTGCGTCTATCGTGCTGGAATTGCTCGATGCGGGCGAATTGCCGGAAAGATTTTTCTAAAAAAGTGCATTCTATCGCTTGACGCATGGACATAATGTCCATATAGATAGTGCGTCAACAGGGCATTGCCCTACCGCATCACGGGAGAATGAAAATGAGCAGCAAGGTTTATGAGAATTTTATCCTTGATGGCCAGACCTACGAAACAGTTTGCCGGTTGAATGGGGCGGAGGATATTTCGTATGCGCCCAAACTTGGAAAGGTATGGGCAAAAGTCTTTAGGGAAGAGACTGGTTTGAAGGCGTCCGCAAAGGATTTCCGCGCCGCATGGGTCTCCATTATCATAAAATCATGTTTTGAGTTTCTGAATGTTTGATCAGACCTTGACAACCCCGCCCAAATGAATTTAATGCGCAGTTACATCAAGGTGGGGTGTCTCGCCTGTAAACGATTTCAAGGGCTGTCCGGTTGGATGGCCCTTTTGTTTTGGGGAATGTCGATGGATGGAAAGCATCCCGGCAAGCTAGACAGCGCTCTGCGTCAAGCCAAAGAGGAGCGCATCCTAGAGCGACTGGCAAACGGTGAAAGCCTTGTGTCGATCTGCAAAGATGCGAACATGCCTGCACGAATGACTGTGCAGCGGTGGCAGGAGGCTGACAAGCAATTCGATGTTGCAGTTACGCGCGCGCGGGAAGCTGGAATGTTCGTCCGCGCTGAGATGGCGGTTGAAGCCGCAAAGAGCGCTGATGATGCTTCGCTGGGCCGTTTGGCATTCGACGCTGAGCGTTGGTATGTTGGCAAGCTATCCAATGCCTTTAGCGATGATAAGGCGCGCAAGCATGAGGTTAAGGTTGACGTCGCCGATGAGCTTCGTGAGTGGCTGGGCCAAACCTCTTAGTTGAGGCCATGAAGCGCTGGCCTGATAAGCTGGCGCGGCTTTCGACAGGCTTTTACAAGATCAAGGCTAAGGACGGGGCTGTTATCCCGTTCTGCATGAATGAGGATCAGGCCAAGTTCTTTCATGAGCGCCACGGTATGGACTTGGTCTTGAAGGCGCGGCAAAAGGGCTTCACCACAGTCATCCAGTTAGACATGCTGGACGATTGCCTGTTCATTCCGAATACGGCGGCTGGCGTCATCGCCCACAACCTGAACGATGCTAAGGCATTTTTCGCTGACAAGATCAAGTTCGCTTACGACAACCTACCCGCCGCATTCAAGGCGCTGGTCCCGGCTGATCAAGACGCAGCGGACAGCATGAAGTTTGGCAATGGGTCATCGATCAGGGTTGGCACCTCGCTACGCTCAGGAACGCTACAGCGGCTCCATGTAAGCGAATACGGGAAGTTATGTGCGAAGTTCCCTGAGAAGGCGCGGGAAGTTAGGACGGGCGCATTCAACACCGTCCAGGCGGGGCAAAGGATCACCGTAGAGAGCACGGCTGAGGGGCAGTCCGGTGACTTTTTCGATATGTGCAGGAAAGCGCAAGCCAAAGCGGAAAAGGGCGAGCCTCTAACTTTGCTGGATTTCAAGTTTCATTTCGCGCCGTGGTATACGAGCGCAGAATACACGCTGGACGATAACGTTCTTATCACCAGCGAAATGGCAGAGTATTTTGACAAACTGGAAGGCCAAGGCGTTGTTCTGAGTAGGGGGCAGAAGGCTTGGTATGTCAAAAAGGCTGAGCAGCAAGGGGATGACGTCAAGCGGGAGTTCCCGACCACTCCCAAGGAATCATTCGAGATAGCGGTTGAAGGCGCATATTTCGGAACGCAGATGGCTGCGATGCGGAAGCAAGGCCGGATTTGCCGCATCCCGATACTTGACAAGCCTGTTTATACGACGTGGGACTTGGGCGCGAACGACGCGACGTGCATCACGTTTTGGCAGGATTTGGGCATGGAGCGACGTGCCATCGACTATTACGAAAACGATAGTGAGGGCTGGGGGCATTACGTCCGCGTCTTGAATGAGCGCGGTTACGATTACGAGCGCCACTATCTGCCGCATGATGCTGACCAACGCCGCATGGGGCAGGTTATCACGACGGCCAAGCTTGAGGCTGAAAAGGCAGGGCTTCGGAATATCGAAGTGCTGGGCAGGATTAAATATGAGCGCGACGGCATCGAATCCAGCCGCTCATTTATGCCTAATGTCTATATTGATGAAGAGCGTTGCACCCGACTGATCCAATGTTTGGACGGCTATCGGCGCGAATGGGATGATAAGCGCGGGGTATTCAAGGATCACCCGCTGCATGATGAGCATTCGCACGGTTACAAGTCATTTGAGGCGGCTGCGATCAGGCCAGACTATTCGCGGGCCAATGATGACGACGAAGACGATTACAGCGACACAGGCCGCAACGGCACAACAGGTTATTAGGAGGCGGGATGGACAGTTTTGATCCCGCGCTTGCGGCATATGATGGCGAAGCAATCGACCAAGATGAAATGACCACAAGCCCGTTGTCGGCGCGACTGAAATACGCCGACGCTCAAGGCGACATTTCGGGATTAATCGCGGACCAGCTGGCTGGTATCGCATCTGACGTCATTACAGATTATGAGCGAGATCTAGCCGACGCAAAGGAATGGCGTGAGGCTGCTGAGAAGGCTATCAAATCAGCGGCGCAGCGTGACGGTGGCCCTAAGGACACGCCGTGGCCCAATGCATCCAACGTCAAATATCCATTGCTGACGGTCGCTGCACTGCAATTCAATGCTCGCGCCTACCCTGCGATTGTGAAGGGTGACGAAGCTGTCAGCATTAAAGTGGTTGGAAGTGACAAGGGTCGTCCTATAATGGTTCCGGGGCCAATGGGACTGCAGCCTTTGGCCAGGCCTGATGGTTCTCCCGTATGGGAGCGTGAACCCGGCGATAAAAAGCGCCGTGCGGCTCGCGTCAAAGACTTCATGAATACCGCAATTTTCTATCGCATGAAGGGTTGGGAAGAAGACACGGACCATTTGCTGATGATGCTCCCGATTGTCGGCTGCATGTTCCGCAAGGTGACGTGGTGCAAGGACCGCGCATCGGTTCGCCTGATCTCTGGCCTAAAACTGGTCGCACCGCTTTGGACTGTGGATTGCCAGACTGCCCCGCGCCTCACTGAGGTCATCGACAATCTGGCCGGTTATCAGGTCGAGCAGAAAATGGCATCTGGTGATTATCGCCGGGTTGAGCTCGGCGAGGACGAGGACAAGCAAAAGCCCCGCCTGATCCTTGAGCAGCATCGCTTTATGGATTTGGACGATGATGGAACCGCTGAGCCGTATATCATCACTGTTGACAAAGAGGCTAGCGAAGTTCTTCGCATCGAGCCTAATTTCAGCCGCGAAGAAGCTCTTGATGATCCCGACGAGCCGATTCGCAAGCAGTCGGTCTATTACGTCAAATATGACTTCCTGCCCAATCCAAACGGTGAGTTTTATGGTTACGGCTTCGGGCATCTAATCGAACAAATCGGCGATGTGGTGAATACGCTGTTCAACCAATTGCTTGACGCTGGCACGGCGGCAATCGCAGGTGGCGGGTTTATTGCATCAGGAATCCGTTTACAGTCCAAGGGCGGTTCTCTGCGCTGGCGTCCGGGTGAATATAAAACGGTTGACGTCCAAGGGCAGGCATTGCGTGAAGGTTTAATTGAACGGACATTCCCGCAGGTTTCGCCTGTTAGTTTCCAGTTGCTTGATTTGATGATGGCAGCGGCAAGGGACATTACGTCGGTCAAGGACGTCATCACTGGCGACGCATCAAACAATGGTCAGGTAGGCACCACGTTGGCTTTGATAGAACAGGGGCTTGCTCAGTTCACGGCGGTTTACAAGCGCGTCTATCGGTCACTCAAGGAAGAGTTCACGCTGATTTTCGAGTCCATGTTCAAATGGGGCGGCGATGATATTGCAGAGGATTACGCCAAGGTTCTCGACGATCCGCTGGCTGATTTTGCGTCTGACTTCAATCAGGATGACTTTGATATCAGGCCCGTTTCTGATCCAACGTCAGTGACCAAAATGCAGAAAATGAGCCGCGCAGAGTTCCTTATGGGTTTTCGTGGACAGGGCTTGGACGACATGGAGATTACACGCCGCGCTCTTGAGGCTGCTGACATTGAAGACATTGAAGGTCTTATGCCCAAGCAGGCCCCAGAACCTAACCCGGCGATGGTTGCTGGCGTCAAGAAAACCGAAGCTGAGGCGGCTGATAAGGCTGCGTCGGCGGAAGGTCGTGCAATTGAGAACCTTATCCGTGCTGCTGAGGCCGGGATAGCATTAGGACAGATGGATGGCCCCGACGCAGGACGACTTCCTGATATGGCAGGACAACCCAGTAACGAAATGGATTTTTCAGGCGGTCGAGCGTTCGGCGGCTGAGCAGAAAGCATTCTGGCTTGAGCAGAGTTGGCAAAATAAAGCGCCGGACCCCTTGCTCAGGATGGAATTGGCAACGCGGGCGGACGCCTACCTTGCCTTAATTGAAACGCCCTATGAAAGTTGGTGCAAAATCAATGAAGACGATCCCCGCACTGAATGAGTGCAGCCCCGGTATCAAGCCGAGCGAATATAACGTCTTGATCATCCCGGAAGACACCGAAGAGGTCACGGCGGGCGGGATTATCCTCGCCACTTCGACCAAGGAAATGAACGACATTTCGACAATGCGCGGGCGTCTGGTGGCAGTTAGTCCCCATGCGTTTAGCTATTCGTCGGATTGGCCGGAAGGCTCCATGCCAGAAGTCGGCCAGGCTGTTCTTTTCGCCAAATATGCCGGAACGCTCGTCAAGGGCCTTGATGGCAAGGAATACCGTCTCTGCAAGGACAAGGATGTTGCAGCAGTGATGGACGCCTGAGACAGGCAACGCAGCCCGCGATAGGGTATTCAAAGAGGCCATGAATGGACAATGAAGACTTGCTGCCAGAAGGCAGTGAGGTGGATACGGCTGCGCCGATTGCACCGGATACCGCCGATGAACAAGCCGCACATGACCCAGCGGAAGACCTTGCCATTGAACTGGGATGGTCGCCAAAGGAAAACTGGCGCGGCGATGAAGCGGATTGGAAGCCTGCTACCGACTTTCTGAAAACGACGGTCGAAATCAGCAAGGCCCAACGTAAGGAAACCAAAGCGCTCCGCGATCAACTATCGCGTCTGGAGAGAACGACAGGCACGTTAATTGAGCGCACCGTTGCTGACGAGCGCGCGAAATGGGAATCCAAAAAGGCGGAAGGCATTGATCTAGGCGACCATCAGGCCGTCAATCATGCTGAGCAGCAGTTGAGGCAGCTCGA